GCGTACTATGCAGCTTGTAAAGATCGATATAACGATCTTTATAAGAAAGCCAATGAGGTATTAGAGTGTATAACTCTAAGCCAGGAGGTACTTCTTTCAAAACCGAACGGACGTCCAGTTTGGAAGTTAGGAAGGAACACATGTCTAATATTTAAAGACATCTGTCCTGATGATCCTGAGGATTCAATCATAATAAAGATGGTTGATTCCACTAATCCCAGAGCCTATATACATTTATATAAGGCTATGACCTACCTCATTATCCAATATGGTAATGATCAGGAAATATCTATAACAGATAGGTTATCTGCTATAGAGCGATCACTTATGTGTATCTTAACCATTGCTAAGATATACGAGCATATGAGAGGAGATCAAGAATTGAATCTTGAACTCGAGCAAGAATCGTACAATAGGTTAATTCAGCCTACTATACCTCTAGACCAAGAGCTCATTGATTCGTTCAATCAGCTCGAACAGGATATATCTCTAGGGCCCAAGGCGCCTAGATATATACGAGATATCTCACTCGCACTGAGGAGATGTAAGAGCCTTCCGATAAGTTATCAGGAAGAGGATTTTCATATATCGTGTCGATCAACAGGCACGAGATATGAGAATAAATCTGTAAACGGGATATTAGCTTCCCTTTTAGAGACTGATCCTATGGCTAATTGTTTGTTTGACCAATTAACCAATTATAAGTCAGGTTATAAGGTTGATCTCGATACCGAGACTGTACAATATAACCGAAAGACCATATCTATCGAGCAACATAAGCTTGATAGACGCATTATTCACATGGCATCTAACCCAATACAGGATAGAGCCAATTACTACCATAGAAGATTAAATTATCTTCTAAGATTAATTCCCCCTGATTGTACATTTGATCAGGAGAAAGGTATTAACTATGCGATTCAGTCTTCGCATAGGTCTAATTATGAATCAGGAGAGTATAATATTTACTCCCTTGATCTCTCAAAGGCGACTGATACTCTATCAAAAGAGTTTCAGGTCATGTGCTTAAGTCTACTATTCGGACAAGAACTGGCCGAACAGTGGTCTAGAATTGTCACAGGAACCCATATCTTTAGGTTCTGTGATGGATCAGAAAAGAAACTTGATCAGTCAAGGGGGCAACCCCAGGGCTATAAATCTAGTTTCCCTGCGTTTGCACTAGCTCATCATTTAGTTATGAGAATAGTGATGCTCAGGTCTGGTCTCAGAGATGGAGATCCAGAGAGATTTTATCGAGTATTAGGAGATGATTCTCTTATTACTGCGGTAGATCCTGATGAATCCATCAAGAACTGCTACATCCTAACCTGTAAGCAGGTAGGATGGGAGTGTAATCCATCTAAAGGATATACCTTTAGATATAAACATGACAATTCAGCAACTGCTGAATTTGCCAAGGTAAGAGTTAGAGAAGGTAAACCCTTTACTACTCTGCCTCAAAAACTCTTCTCATCTTTAGGTAAGAAGAGATTGAACGAAAGCTTGCAATGCCTTCTTTGGTATAGCAAGCGGATTGAAAGACTATCAATTGATGATTTAATTGATAGACTCTATG